GTTAGTACTCATTCCCGACGATCAGCAGTTGGTAGCTAAGGCATTGTATAGCACTTTACACACGAAGGAGCAGATGGCGGATAGTGAATCACTTGGCGATCCATTGCGCCGGTGATGGGGCCCAAGTTGCATGGAGGGGGTGTGCACCAACCCAGGTGCATACCCAGGCATAACTCCAATAGTGACTGGGTCTTTGAAAACTCGCAAGTATATGACTTTGGGACCACTACTTGGTGAGTATAACATGCGTACCCACAACAACAGCTTGTCCAATCTAATTCGTGGGGTTGGCGAGCGTGTTTTGTTTACAGATAGGAAGCTAACCTCTCCCATTAAGCCGGTTGAGGGTGTATTCTTATCGAGGTTGGCATCTTATTCACGTTTCGTCGTGCGAGAGATCGGCAGACCATCCCCTGTGTCTCGGGAGTCATTCCCCGAGTTCTACAAGGGACCACGTTTTGCAGTTTACTCACGTGCGGTGCAGTCATTGGCTTTAAAACCAGTGCGCCCGACGGATGCCTACCTTGCTACTTTTGTTAAAGCCGAGAAGCACAATTTCCGACTCAAGGATGACCCTGCACCGCGAGTGATACAACCTCGCAGTCCCAGGTACAATGTTGAAGTCGGGCGTTACCTTCGCGTTATAGAGCATGACATATATCACGCACTTGACAAAATGTTTGGCTCCCCTACCGTTTTTTCACCATACAATTCGTTCACACAGGCTCGGCTATTACGAGATAAATGGGACAAGTTTAGCCAGCCTGTGTGCATTGGCCTTGACGCTAGTCGGTTCGACCAACATGTGTCTCGCCAGGCACTCGAGTTCGAGCATTCTGTTTACAATTCAGTATTCAGGAGTCCTGAGCTCAAGCGTTTGCTGAGGTGGCAGTTGGTTAATCGCGGCTACGCCAAGGCTAGTGATGGTGAATTCAGTTATGTGGTCGAGGGTTCACGTATGAGCGGTGACATGAACACATCAATGGGTAATAAGTTATTGATGTGCTTAATGGCCAAGTCTTATCTTGATACCAAGGCTTTTGAAACTGAATTCGTGAACAACGGGGATGACTGTTTGATAATCGTTGATAGGCAGAACTTATTACAGTTGGGTGACTTAAAGGCTTACATGCAAGAGTTCGGGTTTAAAATCGTTACTGAAGAACCGGTTTATGAATTCGAACAAATTGAGTTTTGCCAGACGAAACCTGTTATCTGCAACAACGTGTGGCGCATGGTGCGAAATGTGCGTACTTGTTTATTCAAGGATGTTACATGCATCACTTTGGGCCATGACAAGAATGAGTATCGCCGCTGGTTACGAGACATTGGCACATGTGGTCTTGCCGTCTCATCCGATGTACCGGTGTTGGGTGCCTTTTATAGGTGCTTACAACGCATCGGGTTAGAGGGGCAATATAGTGGTAGCTGGGACAAGGAATATAAGTGGTATCACACCATGTCCCGAGGCGCTTCTAATCACCTGCAATGTCCCGATGACCAGGGTCGTTATTCTTTTTGGTTATCAACAGGAATCACACCTGATGAGCAGCTTGAGTTCGAACGGCTGTTTTCCAGGGTTGAGTGGGAGTCGGATGATCGCCAAGTCATCAACAATTTAATAGCTCTATTATTGCAATGACAAAATCTAAGCAACTTTTGGTGCAAGCCCAGGTGCGCACTAATCCTGCTAAACGTTTAGTGTCAACCAAAGTTCGTGGTGCCATTGCTGGTAACACGGTGTTGGACGGAAATGAGGTGTTTGCCTCAATTGCGACTACCGCCGCTGGTGTCCAGTCGATTGTCCATGTTTGTAGTGGCGGTAGCGCTCTTGGTAGGATTAATTCTCCTATCGCAGCTGTTGCCAGACTCTACTCCAATTTTAAGTATTTACCTGGAACTGCTATCCATTATGTTCCCAACGTTGGCACCAACACCAACGGGACTGTGACAATTTGCTATATCGATAACCCTGAGGTTATGCTTCTTGCGATTACAGCATCTTTAACACCAGGGACATTTTCTGATTTTGTGCGTGCTCAGGCCAACGCTCGCAGCTATTCGGCGTGGGAGTCTTTCTCATATCCGATAATGCCTGCTGTTCGAAAGATGTACCATGTCAATGCAAGTTTGGATTTTGGGGCTGTATCTCCCAATCCAGAGTTGGTTACCATTGACACGGTTGAGCGTTCGGTTCAAGGCATGTTCCTAATTGGTATTGATGGCGCTCCGGCTAATACTACCATTGGTCGCTGCTGGTTGCATAACAAACTTCAGCTAGAGAATTTGCGTGGCCTGGCCAACACCTAGTCGGGTTCGAGTAGCTTGACCTAACTTGTGGTCGAATCGTGTTTCATCCGGGGGCATCACAGCGTCCTTGGCGGGTCACCCTCAGGCTAATTACCTGGG